ACAGCGTACACGATCGATGCCGTGGGATTCACTGCACTCAAAACATATCGAGCACATTGGCGAGGCGAGTTAGATACCCCGGTGATTTGCTTGGAGTATGCCAGTGACGGAGCAAAACATATCTCTTCCGTGGGTCGTTCTTCACAGTACGATTCATCAGATCTCGTTGTGGACGTTTACGCCACGACATATGACAACGCAATTCATGGCAGCACGATATCTCGTGAGATCGCCGTGACGCTGAGCAAGTGGTTTAACACGACAGACGCATTGGATGCGGTTGGGGTTTCGGTGTTGCGAACTGATCCCGCGACGCAACTTGATGATTTGGAAGACGGCATATATCGCATGCGCTTTGTTGTTAAGCTGCTGCACAAGGCGATATAACGGGTGAGTATTAGCCGCTCTGTGCGATGATCTATATGTCCCGCTTGTGATTGTATCTGCCAGACACAAGCATTTTTAAAGCATCATAGAATATAATTATAAGAATGGCAGTTCTGCAAGGCACTGCTCATACCGTGCAAGCGTAAGCTGCATATCCACAATGAGCCGTTCCCTCCCACGCCTCGCAAGCTCAGACCATATCGGCAAGTCCGCAATCTCCCGAGCAACCCGCAACCTCTGCAATCTTATCAACTGCGCCAACCCCTCCCGAATCGCCGCACGCTCCGCAACATCAAGCAACAACGATTTTCCGAACGCATCCACCACAATCGAAGAATCCCGCTCCACACCCCGATACCGCAAAATAGCTTTCAGCCGCTTCGCCATATCCGTATCCCACACACCCACCGTCGGGCTCTGGATAAGTTTCGTGAGACCCTTTCTAATAATGTCAATGTCCACAGTTGACAGATAATGACGCTGCAACACAGCAGACGACCGAGTACGAGGGAAACGATTCCAATACTTATTCCGGAATGTGTCAGTATTCTGAAACGCCCGATCTATCATGTCATGATCGAAATCCTTCGAGTAATCCCTTGCATCGGGGATCTTGCCGAAATATGCAACAATCCTGGATCTGCAATTATGCACTACAATATCATTGGCAACATAGCTTTCATCTTCAGCTACAGAGAGGTTATAAACTGGCTCGACTGGAATCCTACGAACCGATACTACTTTTTCTGTGTGCTGCCCTCGTTTCATGACATGATCCGACGTGGTAAGATCGCCAGCGAGCACCCATCGATGCGCCCCGCCACGTTGTGTCAACACGGGATGATCTGCTGTGATCTTGAGAGTCGTGTTCTGTGTTCGTATTTCCAGCGTGTTATCAGGGAGTTGGAACATGGTAGACGTGACTCGCATAAATCGATCAAGATGAGTCAACACGAAATCACCCATAACAAGGTCTTTTATACATCGATCGCCTTGCAATGTCGCAATCAACGTGTCGCCAACAACACAATTAAAATGCAGCGGAGGTGTCTGTATGGCTGGATCATTGAGCGCCCATATCGTTCCGTTCATAACTCGGCATGTTTCCGACGTGCGATTATCGATGTGCGCCAGGAACTTAACCCCATCAACCACCCCGCTATCCTCATACCGATGTAGTGTGGCACGATTATGAATGTCTGACGTTGCGGTTCGTGCAAAGCGGTTTGCTCGGATCCTGTCGCCATCAAAATATTTCAGCAGGTCGTCGGTTATGCTGGGAATTGATGCACCGGCAGATATCGCATGCGTAAGTCGCCAATGTATCTCGCTGATATCCTCACGCGGAATGTCCTTAAGCCCCCTGATTGCTTCGGATGTGTATCGTGCGACAAACGGGTCATCCTCAAGCGGAAACTTTTCTTGTGCGCTGTGATCAGCAGCAACTCGACGCGGTGCATTCCTCCGGATGTCCTTATTGGCAGCAACGATTCCCGCAGCGTATGCTTGCATGAAGGCAAGATAGAGCCGTCGCTGTTCAGACATGCCGAAACGCTCAATAGCCGAATAGATGTCTCTGGTGCTTACAATGTCTTCGGCAAGACGCCGATACATCCGGTTGACGCTGAGTGACGCCTGTCGTTCAGCAGAATCTACAGAATACGGTTGCAGTTCATCATCCCCTCTGCCATATCTGGATTATCGTGTACAAACTCATTATACTCGTCCCACCACTCATTGTACCACGTGTTAAGATCGTGTTTCGTCTTCTGGCAGCGCTTTACTGACTTCTGGATTGCCGCCTGGACGGTCCCATAGAGCGAGGTTGTGCTTTTCATTTTCGGTCAACATTATCCCATCTGGGTATCTGCGGTTGAACTCTGCGACGAATGTGTTTGTGAAGTCCTTAAATCTCGCACTATAATAAATGTCCTCTTTCTGCATGAACCCGAATATGTCTCTGATGTCATTCATCATCTTGACCTTCATTTCATCGTTATTTGCAAAGTTTGTGTCGATATACTCATGCAGCATGTCATCAGTGAACTTTGTGAACTCGCTATCATATCTAAACGGGTCATTGCCATAACGATGCTCTATGTACCAATGCGCAAGCTTAATTGCCTTCCGTATCATCGGCTTTGCCTGCCGCTGCATGATCTTGCCAAATGCGGTGTATGACGGATTGTATTTGAACCCGATTCGGTCTGCGTGGTCGTCATCGGCATATTTCTGTGATAGCTTTTTCTCAGAATTCGCAACGAATTTGAGAAGGTTATCAATGTCTTGCACAGAAAAATATTCTGGGTCAATGCCGATTTTATGTTTGATCACGATCTTGGCAAGCTTCTTATCAGAGATTTTGTTCGCTTCAAAGTCTTTTCCGGCTTTCTTAATACGCTTAGCAGCCTTCTTCATTTCATCGCGTGTTGGTTGTGTCATAATTTGCTCACGTCAATTCTCGGGTGGTCGAGTTCGTCAAGGGCATTCATGCCTCGACGGATAATGCTATCATAACTCTCTGATGCTCTGCCGTTTGCGTCGTGTGTCAGGCTGTGTGTCTTGATCATCGAGCGTGTGGACGGATGCACTCGTATCGTCGTTTCGGGCATGTATGCTATCTGTATGTATGTCCGTATACATATAGCTTACGTTATGCACACACTTGTATTTCATTGGTTTTTATAGGGCGACGTAGAATATTCGATAACAACAGATTGGATGTGTACACACAATGTCAGCAACATATTTTACAGGAAAGAACGGAACCATATACGTTAAGCAAGGCGTCGATGCTGATCCTTCAGCGGCAGATGCAATAACCGCAGCAGATTTCAGCATTGCTCTATCGAGAAACGTGGTTAATGTCGGGAAGATCGGCGCAGCGAACGACATGAACTATGCTGGAAAGCTGTCCATCACTGGATCGCTTACGCAGGTGCTGATAACCCCTCGATATCTCGCGTGGGCTCTTGGCACGGCAGACCCCGACACCGACGAATCTGGGACATGTACCCCTGGAGACCCAACATACTTCTCGATATGGGGACGTGTGTCGAAAGATTCCTCGATCGTGGACATCTCAGCAAACAACTGTTTCATTACTGGCGGCGAACTCCCAATCGGGGATGCAGACACGGTTGTGCAGTGTGATCTGCCATTCCAGATCGAAGACCCATCGACTGACCTAACGCTCACCTGGGCAGGATGCGGGAGTGCATAATGGCTGACACCATAGCATTGCCATCATTCAGAGACGGGGTGGAGTTCACAGTTGAGGAACTCCGATTCGGAGCAATGAAACGAGTGTATGCTGGCGGTATGGATGATCAGTTCGCCCTGCTCGACCGGATGGTGACAGAAACGCTGAAGACGGCGTTTCCTGACGTCACAGCTGATGAAATCGATAACATCAAGATGACTGACATGAAGCCGTTGTCTGATGAGATTGCAGCAGTGAACGGTGCGGACATCGGAAATTTTACGCCCCCGAAGACCACCAAGTAGTTACAGCGGCGATAGCCTATCATTACGGCTATCGCCTTGACTACATCGACACGCTTCGGGCAGCGGAGATCATGATGCTGGTTGAGTTTGTGATCCCAGAAGAGCAGCGACAGCCAGAGTCTTCAGCAGAACGAGACACAAAGCGAGCCGAACGAGACGCTGAGCGTATGAAACAAGCATTTGCCAAGGCAGGGGGTACTGTATGACTGATGCAGCCGTAATGAACATTGTTGTGAAGATGAAAGACGATGCCACTGGCAAGTTAAAGGGCATTAGTACGAAAGTTGACTCGTTGGGGAAGAGAGTAAAAACGTCGGTTGGGGGAATGGCATCAAGCTTTGGTATTCTGGCAGGTGCTGCAGGAATTGGTGCTGTGGGCCTCGCGTTAAAGAATGCAATATCATCATTTGCTGATTTTGAAGACGCCATGGCAGGGGTCAAGAAGACCACTGGGATGAGTGATGAGGGCATAGCTGAATTGGGAGACAGCCTTACTGACATGACAAAGGACATCCCGCTGTCGCATGATGCATTGGCTGATATTGCTGCTGTTGCGGGGCAATTAGGAATAGAGGGCACCGATAGTATTACTGCTTTCACAGAAACTGCTGCGCAGATGGCGACAGCGTTCGATATGCCCGCGGAACAAGCGGCTACTGTGATGGCAAAGCTGGCAAACATATACGGGATGGACATCAGCGAGGGCAGTAATTTGGCAAGTGCTATAAATGCACTTGGAAATACGACTGCTGCATCAGAATCACAAATATCTGATTATGCAATGAATCTCGGATCTGCTGCAAACACCATGGGATTTACAGCCACCGAAGCAGCAGGGATGGGTGCATCACTTATATCAATAGGTATGAATGCTTCTGATGCCGGAACACGTTTAAGTTCGGCATTCACGACGATGGGTTCGAATGTGGAGGAAATCGCCGAGTTTATGGGAATGACCGGTGATGAATTCCGGGCGGCGTTCGCCGAGGATCAGATGGGGATGCTAACGGCGATCACTGAGAAGTTGAATGGGATTGAAGACCCATTGGAGCGTGCTGCAATAAGCGCTGCTTTGTTTGGTCGTGTAGGCGGCAAAGCCATCACTGGGTTAGGCGCGAATCTCGATGGGCTACAAACCAATTTAGATACTGCAGCAACAGCATTCGCTGAAAACACGTCGTTAGAGGAAGAGTTCGCAGCAAAGACTGACACCCTAAAAGCTAAAATGAGCCTCATGAAAAATGCTGTGAACACAGCAGCAATATCAGTTGGTACTGCGATGGCTCCAGCCATTCAAGGCATTGTGGAGGCGTTCACAGGCATGATTCCCAAACTTATGGAGATTGGCGGCAAAATAAAAGAAGCACTTAGTCCAATCTTATCTACTGTTTTTGATGGGGTGAAAGACGCACTGCCAAAAATACAGGAGTTTTTAGGTGGTCTTGCTGAAAAACTCGCCCCAGCATTTGATTCTCTAAAGGAAGCAGGGTCAAGTATAATCACTGCATTTTCTGATGTAGCAACCGCTGTGTCAGATGCATTTGCATCGTTTTCAGAAAACGACAATGCTGTGGCTGCGGTGGGAGTCGTTTTTGATGGAATAATAACAGTTGTGAATCTGTTTGCAGAAGCATTTGCTACGGCAATGGGATTTATTGCGGATCATCCAGCAATCCTAAAAGTTGCATTGGCTGTTGCCGGAATCGCTACTGCTGTAGCCGGTGTAGGCGTAGCGATATCTGCGTTCGCTGTTGTGGCTGCTGGGATTGGAGCAGTGATCGCTACTATATTGTCTCCACTCGGCTTGATTATTGCAGCAATAATAATTGTGGGCACGGCATGGGATGAAAACTGGGGAGACATCCAAGGAAAGACTACTGCCGCGGTCGACGCGATCAGTGAGATCATAACAGATTTCTTGGGAGCGATCGCTGGGTTCTGGAGTGAGTACGGCGACGACATATCAGCTGCAGCTGCAGCAACATGGGACGGGGTAGCTGCAGCAGTAGAAATCGCAATGACAGCAGTGCAAACTGCTATTAACGTCGGGATGGCACTCATACAGGGTGATTGGAGTGGTGCATGGGACGCACTCACCGAAGGTATATCAGAGATCGGTGGAATCATCTCTGACTATATCGAAAAATGGGGACCATCGATTGTAGAGGCAATAGGTGCAATAGGCGAAAAGATTGGTGAAAAAGTCGGCATGTTTGGGCCGATAGTTGAAACAATATTTGATGGAATAGCCACCGCAGTAGAAATCGCATTAACAGCAGTGCAAACAGTCATAAACGTCGGGATGGCACTCATACAGGGTGATTGGAGTGGTGCATGGGACGCTTTGGTAGAGGGCGTTTCTGAGATCGGTGGAACCATCGCTGAAAACATTGGAGAATGGAAGACCAAGATTTCTGAGTCATTCGGCAACGTGCTAACAGTTATTACTACTTTCATATCTGATTCGGTTACGGCATTTGTAGGTTGGGGCGCTAAACTGCTGGAACCAATCACCTCATTCATATCGGATTCGATACAGGCGTTTACTGACTGGGTGTATGACCTGATTGGTGGTTCGATTCTCACTGACTTTGCGGCAGATGTTGCCGCGTTGTTCGTTGACATGTTCACGGCTCCGCTTGAGGCGATCACTGGATTCATATCGGATTCTATCGCTGCATTTGTGGATGGAGCAGTAAAATGGGTTAGCAATATCACTACCGGGTTATCTGGCGTTGCTACAGCTGTGGTAGAGAGCGGTGGATCAATTGTGTCAGGGTTCACTACTTGGTGTGCTGACGCTGCTACTGCTATTACTACAGGTGCTGCTGATTGGGTATCTAATGCTGCAACCGGCATAGCAGACGTGGTTACAGACATTGCAGAAGGCAGCGCAGATATAGTATCGGGTTTCACAACATGGTGCGCCGATGCAGCAACAGAAATCACTACGGGCGCTGTTGAATGGGCTACGAATGCAGCAACTGGAATTGCGGATGTTGTGACAGATATTGCGGAAGGCAGCGCAGATATTGTGTCAGGGTTTACTACTTGGTGCGCAGATGCTGCAACTGCGATCACCACGGGTGCAGCCGATTGGGTAACTAATGCTGCAACCGGAATAGCAGATGTTGTATCGCAAATAACCACCGACGGTGCTACGGTTGTCACAGAATTCACAACGTGGTGTGCTGACGCTGCAACGGAGATAGCAACGGGTGCTGCTGATTGGGTAACAGAAGCAGCAACTGGAATAGCTGATGTTGTGTCACAGATTGCTACAGACGGCGCTACAATCGTTACTGAGTTTACTACTTGGTGTGCTGACGCTGCGTCTGAAATAACAGCTGGAGCAGCTGATTGGGTTACAGAAACCGCTACAGGTATTGCAGATGTTGTATTGCAAATTGCCACAGATGGAGCAACCGCAGTCACAGAGTTTACTACTTGGGTTGCTGATGCAGCAACAGAAATCACTACGGGCGCTGCAGACTGGGTTACCGAAACCACTTCTGGTATGAGCGATGTTGCCGATGAAGTGGAGACCGGCGGCGAAACTGCTGTAACAAACACAGACACATGGTGTGCTAACACATCATCGGCAATCGAAACAGGAGCCGGAAACTGGGAAACAAAGACCACCACTGGAATGGGCAAAGTAGCCGCAGCCGTCACAACCGGCGGCACAACAGCTGTAACAAATACTGGGACATGGTGCAGTAATGTTGCGTCTGCAATTGGAACCGGTGGTACAAACTGGATAGCCAAGATGAATACCGGTATGGGCGGGGTTGTTGCAGCGGTAACGTCCGGTGGCGCGTCAGCTGTCACCAGCACAAAATCATGGACATCCAGCGCTGGCGACGTGATAGACTCGTGGGCAGTATCTGCAGTCAGGTCGATTCAATCCATCGAGGCTGCTGCTGCTGCTTCGGCTAATCGCATATCAGAGTTGCGAGATGCTTCCTCAGAAGGTCTCAGTACAGGAG